CCTTATGATAGAACGCTAGTAATTGACAGCGATTATATTATTAATTCTGACATATTAAAATCTGCATTAGATAATGACTACGAATTCCAAATTTATCAAAGTAGTTTTGATCTTGCCTTTGAACGAAATAATTCCGAGTTTCAACGGATCAATCAATACACTATTCCGTTTTTCTGGGCAACAGTTTTTATATTTCAAAAAACAACTGTCATGGAACTATTTTTTAATTTAATTACTCAAATAAAGGAAAACTGGCAATATTATCGATTACTATATAACATAACCTCTAATACTTATAGAAATGATTTTGCTTTTAGTATAGCTATACATATTATGGGAGGTAAAATGCAGAATGATTTTGCTATTGAGCTTCCCGGTAAGATGGTTTACGCCATGGATACCGATGTATTAATAAGCGCAGATGGTGTAAAAATGAAATTTATAACTCAAAAAAAAGATCACTTAGGTGAATATCTAGTTACAAAAACTAATGGATTGGATGTGCATGTCATGAACAAATTAAGCCTTAGTAGATTTATAGATGGTGGTTCAGGTGTCTAAAGGATTTTTAATTTTTGCCCAGAATACAGATTCAGTTGATTATGTTCGACAGGCGTGTGTGCTGGCACTTAGCATAAAATACAGTCAAAAAGTAATTAAAAATGTAAGTTTAGTAACTAATAACGTTGTACCTGATGAATATAAATCTTTATTCGATCATATAATTCCTATTCCTTGGTTTAAAGAAGTAGAAGATAGCCCACTTCAAGCAGAAAATCGATGGAAGTTATATTATACCACACCGTACGATGAAACAATAGTTTTGGATTCCGATATGCTAGTTTTGGCAGATATTTCTTTATGGTGGGATTTTTGTAGTAATTTTGATATTAAATTTTGTAGTAAGATTCGGAATTATAAATTAGAATTTATAGAACAAGATTTATATCATCGTAAAACATTTATATCTAATAATTTACCTAATCCTTATTTTGCATTACATTATTTTAAAAAGAATCAAACTAGTTTTGAATTTTACAAAGTATTAGAATTTGTAATTAATAATTGGGAATTTTGTAGAGGAAATTTTGCTCCACTTGATCCTCAATTATGGATAAGCATGGATTTAGCTACTGCTATTGCATTAATTATTTCTGGTATGGAAGATTCTGCTATTGATCAAACAAATCCTTTAGAATTTATACACATGAAATCTGCTATACAGGGGTGGGATACTGTTCCGGTATCCTGGAGAAATTATGCCAATTTTGTATTAAATTCTAAAGGAGAATTTTTGGTTGGAAATATAAAACAAGAAAAAATATTTCATTATGTAGAAAAAGATATTGTGGATCAACAATTAGTTGATAAGTTAAAGGAGTTAGTAAATGGCTCGTAAAAAAATAGCTTCTCCACCTAAGCATATTCCTGATGTATTTTATGCATATTATGATGTTGACACAAAACAATTATTATCTGTTACAAATGAAAAAATAAATCTCTATAAAGATTATCTTGAAATCGATTATTCTACATACGAAAAATTAGTAACTGGTAAAGAAAAATTTAGCGACTATCTTTTAGGGTTAGTAGAAGATGAAAATTCTACTGCCTTGCAGTTAGTTTCTCTCGTAGATAGTGTTCCAAGATTTAAAAATACTATGTTGGAAGTTATTCCAACTAAAGATATAATTGATCCTGAATTATTAGTAGAGTGGAACGAGACTAATAAAGTGTGGAATTTTTTCTTATCTGTATCCGGAAAATTAAGATTTAAAAATAAATTAGATATTGAAAAGTTTCTTTTTTTTATTATCTTAGAAACTGACTATAATTTCTTAATAAGAACTATAATAGTAGATAAAAAAGAATTATGTGAAAATACATGCGTAGGGGTAATTTTTGAAAATGATCTCGAACTAGATATATCTAAAATTAATATAGCAACTACACTTGTTTTTCGTAGCAAGCAATTAAGGATTACCCATGACAACAATTAAAGTTATAGAACAGGATATTATATTTCTCAGTTATAATGAACCCAATGCTGAAAAAAACTATGCAGATTTGCTTACTAAAGTTCCTTGGGCAAAACGTGTTCATGGAGTTAAAGGCAGTGATGCGGCGCATAAAGCCTGTGCGGCTTTAAGCGAAACTGAATATTTTACAACAGTGGATGGTGATAATATTATTGATCCTAAATATTTAGAAGTAGAAATTGAACTAGATGGAAAACAATTTACAGACGAAAATGTTTTTAGCTGGGCAGGTAATGTTCATGTTAACGGATTAAAATACGGAAATGGTGGTCTCAAATTATGGACACGTAAGTTTGTTAACGAAATGAAGACACATGAAAACTCAGATCCTGATGATGTGCAAGGTCGTGTTGAGTTTTGTTTTGATCAACGCTATTATCAGTTTAATGAATGTTATAGTGAAAGTTTTACCAACGCAACTCCTGAGCAAGCGTGGAGAGCAGGATTCAGAGAAGGTGTTAAAATGTGCCTAGTGCAAGGTGCTAAAGTAAACAATATTAGTGAAATCTGGTGGCAAAATTATCATAGATTATTAATTTGGTCAAGTGTCGGTGCCGATGTTGAGAACGGTATTTGGTCAATACTAGGAGCTAGAGAAGGAGCTTATAAAACTCTTTTAACTGATTGGGATTACGCTAATGTGCGTGATTTTGATTGTCTAAGTGAATTTTGGAGAACTACTCATGCACTTGCGGAACCAGAAGAAATAACCAAATACATAAATTTTCTTGCCCAAGAATTAATGGCGAAATCTAAATTAGAAATTGCCAATTTAGATGGCGCTGGCAGTAAGTTTTTTAAAACTGTTTATAGCCCTATGCCACGTAGTGTACGTAAAAAATTCTAATGTACGATATTATTTTTATCAGTTATAACGAGCTTTATGCAGAGGAAAATTTTAATGATTTAAAAACAAAGTTTCCTCTAGCAAAACGTGTGCATGGTGTTAAAGGCATACATCAGGCACATATAGCGGCCGCCAAGAAATCGTTTACTAAAATGTTTTGGGTAGTAGATGCAGATGCTATTATATTAAATGATTTTAAATTCGATTATCTAGTCCCAGATTGGGATTTAGATGTAGTGCATGTTTGGCGTAGTTTAAATCCTGTTAACAATTTATCTTACGGTTATGGAGGAGTCAAATTACTACCAAAAAATCTTACACTAACAATGGATACTAATACAGTAGATATGACTACAAGTATCAGCACTAAATTTAAAGCAATGGATACTATTAGTAATATTACAGCTTTTAACACAGATCCGTTTAGTACCTGGAAATCGGCATTTAGGGAATCGTGTAAATTAGCAGTAATCAATAACGACGAATCTTTAACTAGATTAGATGCTTGGTGTTCTTTGAATGAAAATGCTGAATACGGATTTTATGCCTATTCGGGTGCATTAGCTGGTCGGTGGTATGGAGAAAAAAATGCCTCCAATCCGGAGGCACTGTCTAAAATAAATGATTTTACTTGGCTACAAGATCAGTGGCAAGTGGAAAAATCTCAGCAATAACCTTTGCACAAGCAATAGCAACTTCCTGATGTTCCTTTTGTGTGCCGTTAGCACTACGCAATTCGATAAAATGAATCCAGCTACGTAGCGTACCATTCATATATAAACGACTTTCAATTAATCCTTCTGGCAGTACAGCACGAGCTTGTTCTTTGGCAATACCTTTTAGTATAGCCCATTCATATGCGTCACGTGATTGTTTAATCACTAGCTCTTGCATACGTTCCCACTGATAAGCAAGAAATCGATCTTCATCGTTATTATGTGGATCTAACTCTACACTATTCTGTCTATTCTTGAGGTCTTGTTTTCTGGCATCTCTAAGTACAAAGTTGAGATCCTTTGTCGGGTCAGCATAGCGTTGGCTAAACTCTTGGAAACTAAAACTTCTGTGTCTAAGGATCTGACGGGCAATGTCTCTAGTTGTTGTAATTTCAATGCAAGCTGAGACCATTTCAAGTGGGCTCCAATGCTGGTGCTTGATGAGATACTTGATAAGCTTCTCGCTAGTTTCTGTGTTGAATTGATTGCTTGGGTTTGAAACTCTGGCGCAGAAGGCAATAAGCTCTTGAGCGTCAGAGATTCCCATGCTAGTGAATTCTTCAGTTGGCTGGCTGTAACTAAGTAATCTAACATTCATTATAACTTTTTCTTTCGTAAAAATTTCTGTGTACTACGTTCAATATCTTTCTTAACTCGATTTGTATCTAATTTAAAATCGATATCACTAATTTTTTCTTCATAATTTTTAACCAGTTCGGCCAAGTTCCTTTCGAAGGCATGCCATCCATCTCGCTTGGTTTTTTGAGTTATTTTTATTTCCCAAGTTTTACCATCTTTAAAATTAACCAGT